AAACTAAAGAATCGGGAGAAAATAGAATGAAATTACCAATCACAATTGAATATGGAAATGGGTCATCAGAAACCTACACTGCCCAGCCACCTGAGTGGGCAAAGTGGGAACAAAAAACTGGTTACATCATCAGCCAAGCCCAGGACAAATTGGGTATCAGTGATTTGATGTTTTTGGCATACCACGCCATGAAGCGTGAGAGTGCTGGAAAGCCAATCAAATCATTTGAGATTTGGTGTGAAACAGTTGTTGATGTGGTGGTGGGGGTTGATGACCCAAAAGTTACAAGCGCGGAAGCATAAATTATTTGTTGGTTGAGTTGGCAATTGCCACATCAATCCCAATGAGTGAATGGGAAAGCGCAGAGCAGATTTTAACCGCAGTTGAGATTTTGGAGAAACGCAATGCCAAATGAGGCGATCACCTACGACAAGGCACAGCTGCGCGGAATCATCAAAGCGTTTGGTGCAATGGATGATCAGGCAATTGCAGAATCAAAGAAACAATCAGGTGCGCTGGTTGAGTATTTACAACGCAAAATCATTGGCGCATCCAGTTTCACACAAAACCTGATTGATGACCGAATTGCCGCAGGATCAAGGGTTAGCAAATCATCAAAGATTGGTGAAATCAGTTTTGGTTTTGCATCACAGAAATTCAGCGGTGGCGGCACAACCCAGCAATTGTGGGGCGGGGCTGAGTTTGGATCAAACAAATATAAGCAATTTCCGAATTGGTCAGGCAAATTTGGCAGGGGTTCACGCGGTTGGTTTATTTATCCAACACTGCGACAAGAGCAGCCATACATAATTGATCAATGGGAAAATGCTTTTGATCGCATAGTTAAGGAATGGTAATGGCAGCCACAGGTTCACGCACCCTTAAACTCTCCATCCTGGCAGAAACCAAACAACTCACTGACAGTCTTAAATCAGCCAACAATGATGTTGAAACATTTGGCGACAAAATGGGCGCGGTTGGCAAAAAGATTGGCGCAGCATTTGCCCTGGCAGCCGCAGCGGCAGCCGCCTATGCAGTCAAAATTGGAGTTGATGGGGTCAAATCAGCCATTGAGGATGAAGCCGCACAGTTGCGTTTGGCTAGCGCGTTAAAGTCTGCGACAGGGGCAACTGACACCCAAATCAAGGCAACTGAGGATTACATCTCCAAGATGCAATTGGCGACTGGTGTGAGTGATACAGATTTGAGAGCATCAATGCAACGCCTAGCGGTTAGCACAAAAGATGTTAGCAAATCCCAAGATATTTTAAACCTGGCAATTGATGTTTCAAAAGGCACTGGAAAAGATTTGGCGACAGTCACCGAAGCCCTAGCAAAAGCCTATGAGGGGCAGGACACCAAACTGGCGCGTTTGGGAATTGGTTTATCAGCTGCGGATTTAAAGGCAATGGATTTCACCGAAACACAAAAAGCATTATCAAACCTTTATGGCGGGGCTGCATCAAGGAATGCTGAAACATTCCAGGGGCGCATTGATCGCCTAAAGCAAGCATTTGATGAGGGCAAAGAAGCCGTTGGTGCGCGGTTGTTGCCAATCATTGAACGCCTGATTGGATATTTGTTTGAATATGGTGTGCCAATTATTAACAAATTTAAAGATGCATGGGATGTTGTAAAAAAAGCAATTGATAACAACAAAGAGAATTTTCAAGAATTTATTGACCTAATGCAAACTTATGTGTTGCCAGTATTGAAAACAGTGTTTGGATTCCTGGTGGATGTGGGCGCAAAGGCTGCATCAGCAATTATCAGCGCATTTGGCACAATTTTGGGGGCGGTCACACCAATCATCAATTTTATCATTGATTCAATTAACATGGTCATAAGGGGAATTAACTTAATCAAACCAGGTGCAGACATTGGCTCAATTGGCAGGGTTGGCTCATCATCATCAAATTTCACATATAACAGCGGCAATCCAAATCCAACTGCAACATCAACACCAACCATCACAATTCCAACACCCAGTTCAGGCGGGGCTGGTGGTGGTGGCAGTTCAACAATTAAAGTGCCAGTTGCACCTGCAATTGATTATTCAATAAATCCAACATTGCCTAATGGAATGCTTGATTTAAATGCACCACAAAATGCAGCATCAGCCAGGTTGCAAGCCCAAGCGGATGCATATTTTGCAGCCAATCCAAACATTGATCGCAACACTGGTGCAAACATCACAGTAAACATTGGCGTTGCAGGTGATCCCGAAGCCACAGCCCGCACAATCGTGGATGTTATGAACAATTCAAACTATCGCGGCACAGGCGGTGCAAACAATTTCATCAGGGGTGACTGATGAGTGTATGGAATCCAGTTTGGCAAATTAAAATCAATGGCGTTGATTACACCAATGCAATTCTATCCAATCTCACCATTACATCAGGGCGAACCAATATCTATGAACAGGCTCAGGCTGGTTACATAAATTTATCATTGATTAACCTGGATCAATCTCCAATCCTGGCGGAAATCAATCAGGCAATTACAGTTGAAATACAGGATTCCACAGCTGCATTTGTGCCGATATTTGGCGGGTCAATTGTTGATGTTGCAGTGTCAGTCAGTGATGCAGGTGGAATTGCCTATGCCCAAACAGTCACCATCATTGCCCTGGGTGCGCTTGCCAGGTTGCCAAAAGCATTGACCAATGGGGTGCTGGCAAGAGCACATGATGGAACGCAGATTTACAAGATTTTAAAGAATGTGTTATTTGCCCAATGGCAATCAGTTCCAGCGGCAGAAACCTGGGCAACCTTTAATCCTGCGACAACCTGGGCAACTGCATTGAACACTGGTTTGGGTGAGATTGATCAGCCTGGAAATTATGAATTGGCGCAACGCACATCAAGCCGCACAGATGTTTATTCACTGGTTGCGGCATTGGCAAATTCAGGGCTGGGATACCTTTATGAGGATGCATCAGGATTGATCAGTTATGCAGACAGCACCCACCGCACAGTTTATTTGGCAGCCAATGGTTATGTAGATTTAAGTGCAAATGAAGCATTGGCAAATTCACTCAAAATTCAAACCAGGGCAGGTGATGTGCGCAATGCCATCACAATCAAATATGGGCAAAACTCAACAAATGAAACCAGTGCCAGTGATGCAGCATCAATTGCTCTTTATGGAAATTTGGCTCAGATATTTACAACCACAATTTTTGGGGCTGGGGATGCAGCTGCTCAGGCAGCATTTTACCTGGCAATAAGAGCCTACCCACAGGCAAATTTTAATTCCATTACTTATGAATTAACGAACCCTGAAATCAATGATGCAGACAGGGATGCCCTGATTGGGATATTCATGGGTATGCCAGTCTTTATTGCTGACCTACCCCTTAACATGGTGGCTGGGTCATTTCCAGGCTTTGTTGAGGGCTGGACATGGCGGGCGGCATATAACCAGGTATCAATCACGCCACTATTGTCACCGCTTGCATATTCATTGAACGCCATGCGCTGGAATGATGTGCCAGTAGTGGAAGCATGGAATACAATTAGCCCAACTTTAGAATGGGAAAACGCAACAATTGTTGCATAAAGGAGAGATGACAAAATGACAAATCCAACCAGCAATTTTGGCTGGCAAATGCCTGAGCCAACCGATTTGGTAACAAATTTACCAGCCGACTTTGAGGTGTTTGGTCAAGCGGTGGATACAGATTTTGCAGATTTATTAGGTGGCACAACTGGACAAGTTTTAAAGAAAAACACAAACGCAGATTTAGATTTTGTTTGGGGTGCTGATTCAGCGGGCATGACTAACCCAATGACTACAACAGGCGACATTATTTATTCATCACCTGGATCAACGCCAGTCAGATTGGGCATTGGATCAGCTGCACAGGTTCTAACAGTTGCAAGCGGTTTGCCATCATGGGCAACGCCAGCGGTAAGCGCATCAGGTTTGGTTTTAATTGAGTCAGCAACATTTAGCGCAACAACTTCAATTATTACAGGTGCAGTTTTTAGTGCAACATATAAAAACTATTTATTTTTAATGGTTTGCACAACAAGCAATGATGATACAAGTTTGAGATTTAGGGCAGGTGGAACTACTACAACGACAGATTATGTTTATGCTCAACCTGGCGCATATAATACATCACCTTATAGTGCTTCAAGCACAGGTCAAACTAATGGTTCAAGTTTTGGTGCAGTTGCAGGGGGGTCAGTTGGTTCAATGTCAAGTGTATTTATTGCCAATCCTTTTGTTACAAATAAAACTTTAGTTTCTTATTTGACCCCCTGGACACAGGGAACTTCTTTAATGGTTAATAAAACAACATCAGGATTTCTTAACAATTCTACTTCATACGATAAAATAGACATGACTGCACCAGGAAATATTACAGGTCATTATGCCGTTTATGGTTATGCGATATAAGGAGATAAAATGAGCAAACAATTAGAAATTACAGAGTTAAAAAAAGAATTTCCAAATTTAAACAGGTTTGAAGGTGGGAATGAAATTCAATTAACTGGAAAAGATTATGATGCACAAATTGAAGAAATCTGGCAAACTAGAAAAAATGGCGAAATAAGAAAACAGGCAGAAGCCGAACAAGCATCAGCCAAATCCGCACTACTTGTTAAATTAGGCATAACTGAGGATGAAGCGCGGTTGTTAATAGGCTGATGATTACATCCAGCAATGGTTGGACTGCATCAATTGATCCAACTGCCATTGGCATTGGCTCATACCCAGTGCCAGGCACAAAGATTAAACTGCGGTGCGCAGCTGCGGTTGCACCATTACTGGTCACATTTGCGGCAGAATTCCATCAGCACATTGAACCCATTGATGCGGGTGGGCTAGATGACTGGGGCTATTGTTACCGAAACATACGCGGATCAACTGACAAATTGAGCAATCATTCATCAGGCACAGCCATTGACCTAAATGCCACAAAGCATCCCCTGGGTCATGCCGCGACATTCACACCCATGCAAACAGTCTTAATTCAGGCACTATGCAAAAAGTATGGGCTAAAGTGGGGTGGGGATTACACACACAGAAAAGATGAAATGCATTTTGAGGTTTCACTTAATCCAGCCAAATGTGCTGAATTGATTGAAAAGTTAAAACTAGGGAAAGCAGGGTAAATGAAAAAAACAAAAGCAATGTTGGCTTCATGGGGTCGCAGTTATTTGGCGGCTGCGCTTGCAGTTTATATGGCAGGTGGCACATTCCAACAAATGTTAATGGGTGGGGTCGCAGCTGTTGTTCCAGTTGTTTTGCGCTGGCTCAATTCTGATGACAAAGAATTTGGAATTGGCTCTAAGTAAATGACAACGACTGAATGGGTTGCGGTTATCGGGTGCGCAATTGCCCTGCTAT